GGGCCGCTCCTGCCGGTGGTAGCAGCAACATCACGGCGCAGGGAATGTGGGAAAATAACACCACCATCTCCAGCAACTATTCGATCACGTCTGGCAACAATGCCATGTCGGCAGGTCCAATCACCGTGGCGTCTGGTGTTGTCGTCACCGTGCCGTCTGGGTCACGATGGACCGTTGTTTAAGGAACCGCAATGACAGTTACCGCACGAAATCTGGTGCCCGCCAAGCTGGTGGAAAACACCCAAACCACCCAGTACATTGTGGCAAGCAACGTCACGGCCACCATCATCGACAAGTTCACTGCCACAAACGTCAGCGGCAGCACAGCGACCATTAGCGTCAACCTGGTCACTGGGTCGGATACCCCCGGGGACAGGAACTTGATCACCAAAACCAAGAGCTTGGCAGCGTCCGAGGTCTACACTTTTCCCGAACTGGTGGGGCAGATTTTGCCCAACACGGCGTTCATTTCGACTATCGCCAGTGCGGCCAGTGCCATCAACATGCGTGTCAGTGGGCGTGAAATCACATGAACATTACGGTAACTTACGGCAAAGGTTTTGAGGTCCAGCCGCCACAAATGATGCGGCAGAAGGTAGAATTACTGCAACAGGAACTTGCCAAATTGCCGCAATACGAACCTGAAACAAAGCACTATTTCCACGGCGGTATGTACTGCCGAGAAGTGTTTCGTCACGCTGGGGTGTTGGTTGTGGGGGCTGTTCACAAGAAAGAACACATATATCTTATCGTTTCCGGAACCGTGGCAATTACAGATGGTGATGGGAATGTGCAAGAGGTTACCGGGCCTCATGTGGTTCAAAGCAAACCCGGGACAAAGCGGGCTGTGTATGCGGTTACTGATGCGCTTTGCATGACATTTCATGTTACTGAGGCGACAACAGTTGAGGAAGCCGAAGCAACATTGGTTGAAGTTGACCCCACTTCAATGTACAGTCTCGGTAATCGGGTGAAAAATACAGAAATTGAGGTGTGTTTATGACTTTTTATGTTGCCGGTGCAATTGTCGGAAGCACTATCATAAGTTCAAACGCTGCAAGAAAAGCAGCCAAAGAGCAGTCAGGTGCTACTACTCAGGCGATGCAGTATCAAACGGATGCTGGTGAGCGGGCCGCTCGAATTCAAGCAGACGCTGCCACCCGTGCGGCAGAACTTCAGTCAGGCGCTACTCGTGAAGCTGCTCAAATCCAACAACGGGTTGCTGAACAGCAAATGGCGCTGGAGCGTGAACAGTTCAATCGACAAGTTGAACTGCAACAACCGTTTCGTACAGCGGGTGTAAATGCGCTTAACCAGTTGGCACCCTTGGCTTCCAACTACACACCGTTTGGCATGGACCAGTTCCAAGCCGACCCGGGTTACTCTTTCCGAATGGATGAGGGCATGAAAGCCCTTGAGCGATCTGCTGCGGCCCGTGGTGGCCTGTTGTCTGGTAGCGCAATGAAAGGTATTCAGCGGTTTGGTCAGGGTCTAGCATCCGACGAATACACCAACGCATTTAACCGTTACCAGACTGAGCGCAACGCCCGACTTAACCCCCTTCAATCTCTTGCGGGTGTGGGTCAGACTGCCACCCAGCAAATTGGTCAAGCGGGTCAGGCAATGACTTCTGGCATGGGTCAAACGGGTCAATCAATGGCGGCCAACTTGGGCAACCTTTACACATCGGGCGCAAGCAATTTGGGTAACATTGCCACATCAAGCGCAAGCAACTTGGGCAACATTTACACCTCGACCGCAGCCAACAATGCTAATTTGTTGATGGGTGGTGCTAACGCACGAGCGTCTGGGTACGTGGGTCAAGCCAACGCGCTTACTAGCGCACTGAACACTGGTTTGAACTATTACCAAGGTCAGCAAATGATGAACATGCTGAAGCCCACAATAACTTACGGTGGCGGTTAAGGACCAATCATGCCAATCAACCCAAACATCGCACTCTCCGCTCGTGGTATTGAATTGCAAAACCCGCTGGATCAGTACAGCAAGGTTACAGCAATCAGAAACGCACAGCAGCAGAACCAACTGGCGCAAATGCAGATGCAACAGTCGGAGCGTGATCTTGCTTCGACCAACGCGCTAAACCAAGCCTACGCCAAAGCATACAACACCACCACCGGGGAAGTAGACCTTAACGCGCTGCGCGGATCGTTGGCAACCGGTGGGTACGGTTCTAAAATTCCCGGCATTGAAAAGAGTCTGTTGGAATTGCAGAGTGCTCGCACAACGCAGAAAAAATTAGAGGGTGACGTAGCCGCACAGCCTACGGCATTGGCAACGGCTCAATCAAAATTGTTGGACGACAAATTGAAACAGTCGCGTCAATTTTTAGAAACAATTAATCCTGCCGATCCAAACGCAGCAGAAGCCTACATGGCGTGGCATCGGGCCAATCATGCTGACCCCGTGATCGGCAAGGCATTGGAAGCCCGTGGTGTCACGGTTGACCAGTCGCTGGCCCGTATTCAACAGTTGATGCAGACCCCGGGTGGTCTTGCACGACTCATCAACGAATCTAAGTTGGGTACTGAAAAGTTCATGGAAATGAACAAACCGACATTGTCTACTGTGGACACCGGCAGCGAAATGGTTTCGCAATCGTTTGAGCCACTGACAAAAGAAATCACCACGATTCGCAAGTTGAAGAAGGAATTGGCTCCCGGTGAAGCCAAGCGTATCGGCCTTGAAGCCCGTCGAGTGGCGGTGCTGGAAGAGAACGCTCGTCGTGATGCCGACCCATCGTTCCAACAGCGCATGGCAAATGCTCGGGAAACCGGTATTGCGATTGCCAAAGGTGATGTGGCCGCTGTGCAAGCGTTGCCGAAAGTCCTTACTCGCGCAGAAGAGGCGGTTCGCACCATCGACCAGTTGATTGGTAAGCGTGACTCGGTGACTGGCAAGTTGCTGACAAAAGACCCGGTGACTGGCGAACCATTGAAGAACAACAAACCACACCCCGGTTTCAGTGGAGCCGTGGGTGCCACATGGCTTCCCGGTGCGCGATTTGTTGATGGCACCGACGCAGCCAGTTTCATGTCTCGCCATAACCAGATCAAGGGTGCATCGTTCCTTGAGGCGTTTGAATCGCTCAAGGGTGGTGGTGCAATTACGCAGGTCGAAGGTGAGAAGGCCACGGACGCCATCAACCGCATGTCGATTGCGACAAACGAGAGTGAGTACATCCGTGCGGCACTTGACCTGCAAGACGTGGTTCGCAAAGGTGTTGCAAACGCACAAGCCAAAGCTGCTCGAGCAGGTAGCCGAAACGCACCAGCACCCGCAGCCGGTGGCGGTGGTGTGGACACAAACAACCCATTGTTGAAGTAAGGGTCAAATATGGCAAACCTGTCTTCAATCCTTACTGACCAAAACTACGTCAACGCAAACCCTGCAACAAAAAAAGCCATTTTTGACAAGTTTTCGGCACAAGACCCAAACTATCTCAACGCAAACCCAGATACTCAAAATGCCATTCGTGAGCGTTTTGGCGTTTCGCAGTTTTCCTTTCAAACGGATGCTGGTCAAAACATTGGCATGGACATCAGTTATCCGTCCGCTGCACCGCAGCTTCCACCCTCGCTGCAACCTCGTGTAGCACCTGCCAATGAAGTGCCTGGTCCCCGTCAAGACTTGAGCATGGGTCAAACCATTTACCAAAATGTGCGCCCCTACGTAGCCCCCACCATTGAGGCACTGGGTGCAGGTGGTGGTGCGCTTTTGGGTGGTGCTGCGGGCACTGTATTTGGACCTATTGGCACTGCCTCTGGTGCTGTTGCTGGTGGTGGCTTGGGTTACGGTATTGCCAAAGAACTGCTGGAAGTTGGCGATGTGGCGATGGGCATAAAAGCCCCCCGCCAAGGTGCCGCACAGGTCGTCGAACCCGTGCGCAACATCCTCGAAGGCTCCACCTTTGAGGCCGGTGGTCGTGTGGCCGGTCCCTTGATCTCCAAGGGTGTCGGCAAGCTGATGGACCTGCGCAAGATTCCCCAGAACAAAGCAGCCAACATTGCCCGCAACGCCCTTGGCCCAGACCTGCCCGAAGTGCTCAACGCACTCAAGGCAGCAAAGGGTCAGAACGTCAGCGCCGCACAAGCTGCCGCAGACATCAACAGCCCCACGTTCCAAGCCCTGATCGACCGTGCTACGGCCCGCGATCCGCGCTTCCTGTCGGCACTGGAAAAGTCCCAAGGCGACGTGTCGCTCAACGCCCTGTCCAAGTTGGCCGGTGGCAGGACCGCTGCCGATGTGCGGGCCACCACCGAAGGTGCTAAGACGGCTGTTCGTACCATCACCAGCCCAATGCGTGAGGCTGCACTCAACCGTGCCGACCTTGGCAAAGAAGTTGCTCGTCTGGAGGGTCTGTCTGCTGAACTGGGTGAGCAAGCTGCTGCCAAGGTGCAAGAGGTTCGCCGCCTGATGGAGCTTGGCGACATTGCCACGGCCAACGCCCGACTCGGTTTGATTAAGCAGGGTTTACCCGTAGGCTTGAGCAAGTTCACCTACTCCGGTGAGTTGGCCGAACGTGCCTTTAATGAGTGGTCGAACAAAGCAGCGCAAGCCTCACTCGATTTGGGTCAAGGTGCCCGGTTTGCTGATGAAGCTGCGGGTGCTCTGCGCTCCGTGGGCATCAAGCCGCTTGAAGGTGCCCCATTGATCAGCACCCTCAAGACAATGGCGACCAAGCCCGAGTTTGCTGGCAACGACGTGCTGCTCGGTGCCATGCGCAACGTGGCCGATGACGTTGCCAAGTGGACCAGCAGTGGTGGGGTCATCGATGCCCGCGCACTCGACGCCATTCGCAAGAACTCGGTCAATGCCGCGATCCAGCAGCTTCGCCCCGGCATAGACGCCACCACCCAGCGCAATCTGGCCGCTGGCGTTCTGAGCCGTGTGAAGCCCGTGATTGACGACGCCATTGAAGCAGCGGGCGGCAAGGGCTACCGTGAGTACCTGAAGCAACACGCCGAAATGTCCCAAAAGATTGCCGAGAAGCAGTTGACTGGTGAAGCCCTGCGCTTGTTCAAGACCGACAAGAACGCATTTGTGCGCCTCGTGCAGAACGAGTCCCCCGAGGTTGTGGAGAAGATTCTTGGCCCCGGCAAGTACAACATCGCTGTTGAGTTGGCCGAGAACACCATGAACACCTTGGAAAACGAGGCCACCAAGATTATCCGCAACGCCAACATCAAGTCCCAAGTCGAGGGTGGTCAGGATGCGCTCAAGGAACTCATGCTCCAAAGCATGAGCAAGTTCCGTCTGCCGTCCTACCTGAGTGCCGTGGCGGCAACGACCAACAAGGGTCTGAACATCTTGGAAAACAAGATTGGTGCCAAGACAATGGCAACGCTGACCGAGGCGCTCAAGACCCCCGAGGGTGCGGCTAACTTGCTGGAATCGCTGCCCGCTGCCGAGCGCAGCCGGGTGTTGCAGTTGATCTCAGACCCCAGCATTCTTACCCAAGGCTCCAAGATGTACGCATCCCCGGGTCGCGTCACAAAGGGTCAGCAAGCCAAAGAAGCTGCGGAACTTATCCGAAGTATGACTGTGCCCACTGGTGTGAACATGTTGGCACCCGAGCGAAATGTCGAAAACGACTTTGTGCGCTGATCCAAATTAGTTAGAATCGACCAAGGACTAAGACATGGCTTCACTCTCTCCATCTCCAAAACTCCAGTTCTTCGGAACTGATGGGTTGCCTCTTGTTGGTGGCAAGCTGTACACGTATGCAGCGGGCACCACAACCCCTATCGCCACGTACACCGACCACACTGCTGCCAACCTGAACACCAACCCGGTGATCCTTGACTCAGCGGGTCAGGCTGGTGTGTGGTTGACCGACACGATCACGTACAAGTACACCCTGACCGACGCCAACGATGTGCTGTTGTTCACCGTGGACTATGTGTCCATCCCCGTGACCACCAACTCGTTCGCATCACCCCCAGCCATCGGCAGCAGTGTGCCCAACGTGGGCACCTTCACCGACCTGTACGTGGTCAACACGCTGACCCTTGAGTCCACGGGTGCTGCGATTCTGAACGTGGGCACCACGGGTGAGCGCCCAGCAGTCCCCGAAGAGGGCATGGTGCGGTACAACAGCACCACTGACAAGTTTGAGGGCTACAACGGCGCATGGGGTGCCTTGGGTGGTGGTGCTACCGGTGGTGGCTCGGACTCGATCTTCATTGAGAACGGCCAAACGGTCACAACCAACTACACCATGCCCAATGCGATCAACGCCATGAGCACTGGCCCCATCACAATCAACGACAGCGTGACCGTGACCATCCCTGACGGTGGTCGCTGGGTTGTGTTATAAATTTAGGAGAAATACATGCCCATCACGCTAAATGGAACCACGGGGATTGTTTCCCCTGCTCTGGACTCCGATAGCAGTTTGACCGTTGGTCCTGCTGTTATGGATACCCCAACAGGGTCTGCGCCCTTGTTTGCTGCCCGCGCATGGGTAAACTTCAACGGCACTGGAACTGTGGCAATTCGTGCCAGTGGGAACGTGTCGAGCATCACCGACAACGGCACGGGTGATTACACGGTCAACTTCACGACTGCGATGCCCGATGTGAACTATGCTGTTCCGCAGGGAGCAAGTGATGGTAGCTCCCCTTTATCAACGGGAAACTTTGGTTTTAAGGTGCAAACAATGACAACAGCGTCTGTGCGCGGTTGGACTGGGTACGCTAGTTCCGCAGACGCAACTTTTGTTTTTGTCTCCATCTTCCGCTAAGGACACACCATGAACTCAAGAATCATTTACCCTACTGACGATGGCGGTGTCGCTGTCATCATTCCTGCTGCTGAGTGCGGATTAACAATCGAAAAGATTGCAGATAAAGACGTACCCGCTGGCAAGCCTTACAAAATTGTTGACGCATCTGAAATTCCAGCAGATCGCACTTTCCGAGGAGCATGGACATGGCAATCGTAATCAATGTGACCAAGGCAAAAGAGATTGCCCATGACAAGCGCCGCGCTGCCCGTGCAGCCGAGTTCGCGCCTCTGGACTTGAAGGCCACCATCCCCTCGGAAGCCACCGCTGCCGAAGCTGCACGTCAATCTGTACGCGAGAAATACGCAACCATTCAAAACAACATTGACAGTGCTTCCAATGTCGATGAATTGAAAACCATTGTGGAGGCTTTGTAATGTCTAAAATCGCACTATCGGGCAACGCCAACGGCAGTGGTACGTTTACCATTGCCAGCCCAAACAGCAACTCTGACCGAATCCTGAACCTGCCTGACAGCGCAGGGACGCTGGCAACTGCTGAGTCCACGCTGACCCAGTTCAACGCATCGGGTTCTGCACCTGTGTATGCTTGCCGCGCATGGGTCAATTTCAACGGCCAAGGCACTGTGGCGATTCGTGCGAGTGGGAACGTGTCGAGCATCACGGACAACGGCACGGGTGAATACACACTTAACTTTGCAACCGCGATGCCTGATGCAAATTATTCAATGGTTGGCACATCAAGAGAAACAGTAACCACGGGCATTGCTGTGGTGGTAGACCGGGCTGACGTAACTCGGACAGCAGCCGCAGGCAGGATTCAAGTTTTGGTTCCGGGGTCAGGTGCATACGATTCTGCGTATGTCAACGTAGTCGTTGTCCGCTAATCAGGAGCAATTATGAACCGCATCATCTACAACCAAGACAACGGCGTGGTCGCTGTCATCATCCCAACACCAGAAGCCCTTGAGCAGCACGGCATCCAAGCCATTGCAATCAAGGACGTACCCGCTGGCAAGCCATTTAAGATCGTGGACGCTGCTGACATCCCATCGGATCGCTCTGATCGTGATGCTTGGACGGTTGACGAGGCAGACCTGACTGACGGTGTTGGTGGCGAATCTAGTGAATTTGAGGTGCAAGCATGATCATCAAAATCGACCCCGCCAAGGCACAAGCCAAGGCCAACGCTGACCGCATCGCTGAACTCAAGGCGCTGCTGAACGACAGCGACTACAAGGTCTTGCCCGACTACGACAAGCCCGATGAAGACATCGTGGCCCAGCGCCAAGCGTGGCGCGCTGAAATCCGCACACTGGAGGCACAACCATGAGCTTAGGCGATCTGGGCATTTCCACCGTCAACGGTGGCGCAATTGGCGTGAAGAACGCCATCATCAACGGCAACTTCGCTGTCAACCAGCGGGGTGTCTCTGGCACTGTGACCTTGGCTGCGGGTGCTTACGGGCATGACCGCTTCAAGGCTGGGGCGTCCGGTTGCACCTACACGTTCGCCACGGCCAACAACATCACCACGCTGACCATCTCCGCTGGCTCGTTGATCCAAGTCATCGAGGGCAACAACCTGTTCACCGGCACCTACACCCTGTCGTGGGTCGGTACTGCACAGGGCAA